CGTTTTGACTGATAACCATTCTTTCTCTATTAGTCCAGTCATCTTTGCAGAATTCCATTCTTACATATAGTGATTGTAATGCTTCTTCGTAATCTTTCTTTTTAAGAGTTGAAGTAATAAGTTGAGGTAGTGATAATCCACCGTGGTCAACTTCAGAATCGATTGGAAATACATTTCTATCTCCATTCCATCCGCCACCGAGTGAAACGTTTTGATTTGTAAAACCATAAACATCAAAAGGTATATTGACTGTTTTGCAAAACACTATGCAATGGATAAGTTGCTCAAGAACATCTCCCATAATATCATTCATTGAACCTGAAAAATCGATTAACATGAACATTCCATGATTTTTAGCATCAGCTAATTTTGTGACTCTAGCAAATATATCATCATTAGTTTTATAAGACCATAATCTGTTAACATCGATAGAACCTGTTTTTGCTGTCTGAGCTCTTGTGTATCTATATCCAGCTTTTCTCATTTCAAATTCTTTAACTGCAAAGTTGACATTCTTTTTAACTTCTTTAATGTATGACTTATAGTTAGCTAATGTTTCATCATACGTAAGAGGTTGTTCTCTTTTATCATACCAATAATCATCTTCATCCATTTTGACTACGTCATTTAGATATGTAAAATTTTCAGCAATTTTTGCTTTTCTTTCTTTTGCTAGTTGAGCATAAGGTATAACAATTCTTTTAGCAACTTCTTTATTAAAATCATTACCAATTAAAACTTGGTTACCATATTCATCAGTATCTAAAAGAGTATGTTCTTTTCTTCTGAATATTTCATCAGTTTCTGATATATCTTCTTCAACACTACCTTTACTTTCAGCGTCTTTATCTTCTTCGACTTCTTTATCTTCAGTTGGTTGTTGTGATTGATTGCTTTTTTGCTTTGATTCTGCTTGAGCATCTTCTTGGTCTTCTGAACTTTGCATATCATCATGACCCATTTGAGGTTGTTGTTCTTCTTGCTCTTCTTCGCTATCTTCTGGTAAATCAATCTCTGGAAGCTCAGGTGGATTTAATAACTCTTCTTGGTTATCTTTAGTATATTGTAATATATCTCTTACAAGATTAGTAACATCTTCGAACGTTACTGTTTTCATAGCTCTATCCATATACACTTGCTCTTCATCAGAAAAAGGTACATCAAGCAGATTCCCTACTTTAGCATTCAAATTGATTTTATCAATCAACTTTACGTTATCCCACTCGAGGGACGCTGTGTCACCGAAGAAACCATCATCAAATAGTTTCCTATATCCTCTTTGCATAGGACCTACTAAACCAACGTATGCTTCTTTTATATGTCTTTCGATACGAGCATCTTCAACAACATTAATATAAGAACGAGGACAGCCTTCTAGCTTTTCAGGGCTATCATGCCAACCTTCGAATGGTGTAAACAATGCATGGCCAACTTCATGTCCAATAAGTAAATCACTTACGTCTTTACCCATGTCTTTCCACATAGGTAATCCAAGTACTCTGTTTTTAATGTCAAACCAGGCTGTTTGATAATTACCGTATTGCACAGTAATGTTTTCTCTAGCCATTAGTTTTGCGAGGGTGCTTTTGTGTTTAATCATCGAGGTTCCTTATCTTTTTGATTTAATATGTATATTATACCATAGTTCTCTGCAAATGTAAACGACTTTGGTGAAAATAATTTTTAAAAGGTGTTAAGAGTGCTAATTATTTTCACATATGGTGGAGCTAGAGGGAATCGAACCCACGACCTCCTGGTTGCAAACCAGGCGCTCTCCCAACTGAGCTATAGCCCCTCACTTGATTTTTGAGAAATTTCTTTCTTTAAAGAACTCAATTTTACTTCTAAATTTGTTCTCTAATACATCACCTTTGTGAGATATGATAAATACATTGCTTCCATCTTCAAGAGTATCGAGTATTCTTGTAAGATTATCGATGCCATCTATATCTAGACTTGAATCGAATGTTTCATCCAATATAAGTAGATTCGATGCTGCACTGTTCTTCATTTTAGCTATCTGTCTCCAGGTAAAAAGAAGAGATAAATCTATTCTTTGTTTCTCGCCTTCTGAGAATGATGCATAATTAAATGAGTCACGATGCCTAGACCTTATTGTTTCATTGAAGTTTTCATCTAAATGGAACGATACAAAGAAATCAAGTATCTGTAAATACTGATTAATTAACCTGTTCATCACTGGTAAATATTGCTTAATAACTTTAGTTTTAATACCAGTATCTTTTAGCATTTCTCCTATGACTTCATTATAAGTTCTTTCTTCTACATACTCAAGCTTCTTTTCAGTTGACTTATCTTTACTCTTTCTTAATTCAGTTAAGTCTTTTTTAGCTTTTGATACGTCTCCTGTTTGCCCTTGGAGATTATCGATTTCTTTTTGGACCTTATTAACTTCCTTTTGGATTAAAGCTATTGCGTCATTATTACTATTTATCTTTTGTTGTTTCTGACGAAGTGTATTCAAGCTATTTGATACTGCTTGTTGTTCAGTTTTCATATCAGCTATGTTCTTGCTTAAGTCGCCTTTAGCCTTTTGTATTTCTTGAGCTTTAGATTTAACTGATTCTATCTTTTGAGTTTTCAATTCTTTATCTATATCCTGGTCGCATGTTGGACATGTATCATTGTCTTCATAGAATCTGCTTTCTTCAACTAATCCTTTTATCTTATCATTAAATGACATATCATATGAATCTAGTTGAGACATTTTCTTTACAATTTCAGTACTATGTTTCTCTTCAGCTGATATCGAAGCTGTAAGATTCTTTCCAAGAATTTTACTTTCGTCAAATAGCTTATTAATATCTTCTTTGTGTATATCAATAGAATCTCTTTTGTTCTGTATTTGGTCATCGTTTAACTCTTGCAAATCTTTGATATACTTACCTTGAGAGTCCATCTTAGTTTTAAAGATATCGATTTGATGATTGACATCAGTAAGTTCTTCTTTTATTTTAGAGTTTCTTTCCTTTAATAGCATATTCATCTTTGAAAAGATGTTAATATCTAATAGGTCTTCTATAATATTTCTTCTTGACCATACTGGTAATTGCATGAATGGTATAAACGAAGATGAACCAAGTACAACTACCTGGTGAAAAGATTTATGATTAAGTTTTAAGATATTCTGTTCTAAGAACTTCTGATAATCTCTTGCATTAGATGCTTGATTAATAAGATTGCCGTTCTGATAGATTTCAAACTTACCTGGTTTGATTCCTCTTATAATTTTAAACTCATGACTTCCAATAGTCATTTCAACTGTTACGATAGTACCTTTTTTATTGATACTATTAATCATTTGGTCTTTCTTTATATCTCTATGTGGCTTACCAAATAAACCAAACGAAAGAGCGTCAAGTAAAGTAGATTTACCTGCGCCATTTTGGCCAACAATTAATGTTGTAGGTGTTTTATCTAGTTGGATTTTGATAGGGTCACTACCGGTGGATAGGAAATTCTTCCATTCACATGATTTAAAATGTATCATACAACCTCTAGGTTCTGTGCTTCTGTATAAAGCTTTCTCAATTCAATTTTGATATGTTCTTTATCTAAGTCAGTATCTACAGCTTCAACATATGAATCTAAAAGTTGATTAGTATCTTCAAGAGAGATTTTTTCGTCTTCAACGCTTTCTCCTAGATACTCTTCAAAAGATTCTGCAATCTTAAGTTCATATGTTTCTATATTCTGTAATCTATCGACAAATTTGTCAAACATATACAAGTCATTTTTATTTATAACAATCAGTTTAATGAAATGTTTCTCATATTGACTTACATCAACTTTGTCATAATCTACTTTAGCATCATCGTATATAACTTTTTTGAATATAGTTATTGGATTTCTTACTGCCTCTATTTCTCTTGTTTCAGTATCAAGCACATGAAAGAACTTAGGGTCATCAACATCGGCCCAAGTAAACTCCATTTGAGAACCAAGATACGTTACGTTGCCTTGACTTGATTTAGTGTGGAAATGTCCTGACAAAACCATTTCAAATCTAGAAAAGATATCTGCATTCATACCATGTGGATTAGGCATCCCTGCCATTAAATCGAATCCTTTCAATTCCAAATGAGCTCCTAATATCGGGGCTTTGCAATTTAAAGCAAAATCTACATACTCTTGATAGTTTGAGTTATTAATCCAAGGTATAACTGCAACGCCAAGACCATCATAGTCCAATACAGTCGGCTTCATTACGATGTTTACGTTAGATGTAAAATAACCTAAGAGTTCTTTAAGGGAACATAGCTCATTAGTATTCTTAAAATAAACATCATGATTACCAGGAATGATATCCATAGTAATACCAGCGTCACGCAAAGGCTCAAGAAAATGTTTACGATTTTGATTAAGAGCTTTGAAATTAACGAACTTACGGTGTTCATAATAGTCTCCTAAATGCAATATCTGTTTAATGTCGTGTTCTTTTAGATAAGGAAAAAATACCTCTTCATAAAAGCGCTCTTGATAGTTTAAGAATATATCACTGCTGTTTCTGACACCACAATGTGTGTCATTTAAAATAGCTATTTTCATAGTGCTCTAGATGCAGCTGCTTGTTTTGCAAGTTTACTCATTTTTCTCTGAGTTCTTGCTATTCTTTTATGTGATTGTTTGATTATAAGCATTTGAGCCATTACTTCTTCTCTTCGCTCTTTTCTTATTTCAGACTTTCTTGTTCTTTTTTTCATAAGACGTATATGTCTTTGGTTTTGTTTTGTACTTACTTTTTTCATTACATAAACAGCTCAAGTTTTTCTTTCTCTCGCTTCTTCTCCTCTTTTGCAAATTTCTTAATGGCTTCATCCTTTGTACGTATAGTACCAATTCTTTGTCTTAATGTATCAACATAAGCCATAGTTTGTTCAGCTCCTTCGCTATCCATACCCATTTGAACAAAATCTTCTATACCCATCTTCTCAATGAATTTGAATTTGATATCTTGTTGTTTCTTTTCTTTGGTAATTCTACGAATAAATGCAAAGTAGCATATTTGAGTAAAATAACTAAATGCATTCGGCTTTCCAGTCCTTGTAGCAGTTTCAATGTTATAGTTACCAATTGCTCTTAAGCAATTTTCAACGGCATCCATAACCATTTCTTCTCTATAAGTGTACCGAACGAAGTTCGGTCTGTGAGACAGTCCTTCAGATATTCTAATGAAACATTTAGCAATGTAATCAGGAACTGTAGGAACTTTCTTCTCTTTTTGTCTACAATCACGTGCTTCAATAGCATAATCCATGACTGCTTCAGAGAATTCTCGATTGTTAACGTAATGTGGTTTATCTTTTGGTTTGACCTTAGTCATAATATTTTCTCCATAATATACTATTATACCATACTTTGGCGTAAATGTAAAGGAATAATTTAATTTAAATTTATTTCACAAAAAGTGAAAATAAACGTTTACATTTGCCTGTTTTTATGGTATAATATATTAACACCCGGAGCGGTAGAGGATACTATATTAATGTAATGTTCTCTTCTTATCCAGCTCATTGAGTGGTTCTTCATCAAATAGGTCAGTACCAGAAGCAAGTCGACTCTCATATTCGTCTAAGAGCTCTTGGTCTGATTTAGTCTGAACTGTTTGAATTGGTTTATCCATTTTAAGAGAAAAGTTCACATATGTTTCTTTTATAGACTCTGCTACAGGAACATGTTGTAAAATTGAACTCTTAAAAACTTTAAATTGTTTAGCATCGCT